TAGCACTTGAGGAATATCTTCCCATTATCGTCAATCTTTGGGTTCATCCCCAGGGGATCGTAGTAGACCCAGCAATAGCCATCGTTCGGCTCAATGATGTCGCGTATCTTCTGTACGTCAAATCCAACAGTGTAGTCAATCTTTACCATATCCAAATACCCATTGAATTATACAACAAGAATTGGATTGGGTAAACTGTCAGACCTTCTGGAAAACAAGCATCTTCTCGTTGCTGGCTTGCAGACCTTTCTCCTTTTGACCCTTTGACCCGGTCCTTCTTGTGACAGGAAGACTTTGCTCGTCAAGAAGATGCATTCCTGAATCCAGGCACATCTTCATAGCCTCATCGTACATCTTCCTGCTTCCCATGTTCTTGATTGACATGATGAAACGCCCACCCTGGATGAGATAGTCCCTGCAGTTGAGAATTGTTGGATTCAAGTACCCTTCAAGCCACTGCCGATATTCTGGAAACTTCGTGGTTGAGGTGTTCTCGCCATTGTAGAGTTCAAGGTCGAAATATGGTGGGCTTGAGAAGCACAGACCGAACTTGTTGTCCCATTCTGGATTGTGTTCCTCGCTTCCCTGGCATCTGACATCCACGTTGAGGTTGAGGCTGTTAACCTTGTTGAAGTCAACTGCCATTTCTTTCAGCTTCTCCACAAGGGCAGGATTCGTGTCAACTCCCGTATAGTCAAGGTCGTTGCACATCGCCGCGAGAAGTCTGTTCCCCCATCCACAGCAATAGTCGAAGACCTTCCCATTCACGTTGTGCTGCTGGTAAAGCTAAAAAGCTTGGGAGAATGGAAACTGCGAGGGGATGCCATAGGTCTTGAACAACCTTCCAACATCCCGCACATATCTTTTGAGCCAGTTGTCGAAAGTGTAGCCGACAGGGTTCTTGTTGAAGTATCTGTACGCCAATTCGGCAACCTCTTCATATGACTGCTTGTCCTCCACTATCTGGTGGAATGGGAACTTCCCAATCTTGACTTTTGTCCGCTCCTCGAAGAAATAGTATTGGGAGACATTTGACATGGCAACCTTGGTGAACCTGTTCTTGGTTCCATCGTGCAGCCCCTTCATTTCCTTGGCAACCTTATCGAAGTCAGGCTTCTTGAATATCTCGCCAACAACCCACTTCCATTCCTCATCGCTTCGCTATTTTACCCATTCTTCCATATTTGGAATTATACATGAAACCAAAAGAAAACTCATTTTTCGCCAAACGATTGTAAATAGACTATGCGAAACAACCTTAAAGAAGGGTAAAATGAAAATGAAAAGACTTGAGAGAAGACTGCACAAGGAAAGTGCCATCCATAGGCACGATTCCGACACAGACGTTCCAGTTACAGAACAGGAGAAACTTCTGTGCAACTACATATCAGAGGAAATTGAACAGCAATTCCAAGAACTTGGACTGACTTGTGGATGCAACTGGCACAATCCTGGCGAGGAACAGCACATAGAGATTTACGTTGGAATTCCAGAAGGGGATGATTCAACGGACCCCAAGTACGACAACATTGAAAACGACCTTGAACTTTTGGTCAACAAGATTGGTGGGGAGGAGAACGAAGGTGAGAAGTGGGGCGATGCGAGTTTCCAGTGGATTTCAGACGAGGAGATATTCGGGGAACTTTGGCCATTGGAACAGAGCCAGGTCAACGAAGTCAATGGATGGGATCTTGAGGATGAAGACTTGACGCTCGTGAACTCCGAATCTGATGGAGACAAGCTGTACATCGTGAAACTGTGGTGGGGTTCAGGCTATCAGTTGGATTGCTACAACGCATACGCATTCAACGAAGAGGAGGCTCTGAACTACGTGGTGGCGTACATTGAGAAACACGACCCTGAAACATTGGAAGCGGCAGACGAATGCGCCAAAAATCTGTTGGATGAAATAGAACAAGATCATATCAGCGCCACAGAAATGGGATATGACGATGACTTCTATCCAGAAGACACTCCGGAATTTCAAGAGGCTTTCATTTGGGTTGACGCTACAATGGAAGGTGCTGAACAGGCTCACTACATCTGGGCCGAGAACCTGACAATAGCTGAATATCCAAAGGAACACGACTACCCAATGTCAAAGGGAATCAAAAGGGAAAGCAGGAAGGTAAATGAGTCTTCAGTGAGAAAATGCACCAACGAACTTCTCGATTATGCCGAAGCATATCCAAATTTCTGGGAGACAATCGCAAAGGCTTGCCTTTCCTATATGTCAGAAGACGAAGTTGAGGACATGGCGAGAATGAACGACCTTCTCCCTGACGATGACGAAGACATGGGTTATTGATTTTACGCAACAACCCAACAATGAAATAGATGGACAGTAAAATATGTGTCCATTTTTTTTGTTATCTTGAAAACTCGTAAAGGGCTATTGTCAATCCAGCCAGATATGCATTGACAATACCAACGGGGAACATGATTGTATACACGCATCCAACCACGCCTGTTGCAATGGCGAGGTATGGTGCAATTTTCTTTGTCAATCTGAACATCATATCCATATATCTCAATTATATGTTAAAACTCGGTCAAGACGTTATAATCCTCGTCCTAATCTTCCCAATCAGTCCCATTCATGAAGTCAAATGACTGGTTCACCGCGAAAAACTGTCTGTTCATTCCATGTCCCCATTGTCTGTTGCCATAGAACAGCTCATCGTCTGGGATGTCCCTTTCAGAATGCCCAATCTTCACAGGCTTGTATTCCTCAAGGTTGCCCAACTGAGACACAATGCTCTTGTGCGCCTCTGAATTCAGTATTTCGTCAGCCATGCTCTTGTCAAGGGGCGTGCTGTACTGGATTACGTCTGGCAGAACCCTGTCCATCTTCGTCTTGAACGCCTTGACAACCGCATAGTGCTGCTGGATTGTGTCAGGGAACAGAAGGTACATCCCCCATATCCATGAGAGCATGTAGTCGTCATGGCATTTGTCCTTTGCCGCGAACGTTATTGAATTGCTTGTGTTCTTCCTGACAAAAGTTCCCATTTCGTTCACCAACAACTCGTCTGGGATTGATATGTTGATTTCCTCTGTGGTTATCAGTTCGTTCGTGAACATGCAGGCTTCAAGCTTGGTCTTGTTCTTTGACTTCACGCCATAGGTCAGCTCGCCATACTTTCCCGTTGGGGAAATTGCCTGCTCGTAGAACATTCTGTACTTTGGGTACTGGTAGGTGTCAAGCATGATGTCAACGAACCCAGCGCCCACGCCGTTGTTCTCGAATATCAATGGGGGAAAGCCATACAGTTTCATGAACTCGTATGTGGCGTAGCCGAAATCAACCAAGGTTGCCTTTGAACATGACATACGCGCAACAAGCTGGATGTTCCTCACCTCGGTCACGTCCCAGATGAACATCACGGAAGAGTCGTTTCCAGTTCCCTCAGAGATGTCCCCAGAACCAGCATACACCCTTGTTGGATCGAACGGCTTCCAGAAATACGCGAAGATGTCCTTCTCGGGGTTCTTTGACAGATTCAACTTGGCAGGCTCTGGATAGTTCTTAAGGTTGATTCTGAAATGCTCAATGTCGTCTGATGGAACAAGGGATGCATCCCCTGCGGACTTGAACTCGCACTCAAATTCCTGAAGCCAGCGGTTCATTCCAATCGTGGCAATCTGCTGCCGTTTCCATTCTTCGTCTCTCCCAGGAACGTCATACCAGAGGAATCGGAACGCTTTCCAGTTCTCAGTGGACTCAATGTTGGGGTCAGTTGCCTGTTGCCATGTGTCGTAGAACAGATTGTTGTATGTCCCGTTTGGCGTTGACACCATGATTGCCTTTGAGTCCTTGGAGGACGAAAGCACCGGAAACACGGAAGCCATGAACTCGTCAGCAACGTGCTTTGGAATGAATGCGGCCTCATCAAGCACCAACAGATTCGCCGAGAAGCCACGGGTGCTACTTGAACCAGTTGCGAAGCATCTGATTGTGGAATTGTTCTCGAACTCAATGCACTGCTTATTGTACGTTGTAACTCCTATCTTTATGGCAGATGGACAGTATTCATACCCAAGCCTGATTCTGTCCATGATTTCAATTGCGATTCCCAACTGGTTTCCACAAATCATCACCCGCTTGTCAGGATGATACATGGCATACCACAGAATGAACACGGTGTAAATCGTTGTCTTACCAACCTAACGTGACGCGCACACTATGGCTCTGTTGTTGTCCTAAATGAACTTCAGAAGTTCTGCCTGCTTTGGATATGGGTCAAGGGTGATAAGACCATCCTTCAACGACACAATCTTGAAATACTTGCGGCAAAAATACAGGACATCGTTCCTGCATTTCTTTACTTCCTTTGCCAGTTCCTTGAACTGCTATGGCGTAAGTATTTCCTTCTCGCCAGCCTTCTTGATTGAGGCAAGTTCCTCTGTTCCCTTTTTGCTGGGCAGAAGGTTGTTGGATGCAAGTTGTGGACCTTGTGGCTTTGGTTTTCCCAAATCAAGGTTCTCGAACTTGTCTATCGTCGGCTTTTCAAATCCCTTCTGTCCCATAACACATCATGCTTTAAGTCCCCTCATTGGACTTGGAAGAGCCAGTTTCCTGCTATCGTCAGCATTTCTCAGTAGCGTGACGAATATATTGTCATACGAGCATATTGCGGACGGCACTATGAACTTTGATAGTGTTCCCTTGAAATCATTTGGATATGCGTGTTTGAAGAGCAACCCACCAAGAAACAAATTCAAATACTGTTTGCTCAACCTGTCAAGGTTATATTCATTCCAACAGTCAAATTCGTCAAGAATGTATGTATTGTTCTCGTTGGTCAAATCATGTGTCATCATGGTTCTTGGAGTTATGAAATGGACTCGGTTTGAAAGTGGCATGAACGCGCCAGAATTGGAAACATCCCAATACATTGACTTCACGTTTTCCTTCATCCTCACACTTGGTTCAACAATGAACACATAATGGTCTGGACCGAAAAAGATGCTTTTCCAATATGCGAACACGTTGTTGGCGGTTGATATTCCAACCTGACGTCCCTTTGCGCAAAAGAAAAAGTCAGGCGTGGTTGAAATGCGCTTGAGATATTCCCTTTGCTGTGGTGACATCTTCAACTTGCCATGCAACCTGTCATTCACTTCAAGGTAGTTGTCCACGAAATAGAGAATGTCGTTCCGGCACTTTTCGAACTCGGTCGGTTCAGATTCGACCATCTTGTTGGTGGCAAAAGCTGGAAGGCAACTGAATGCAGCGCCAGCGAACAACGAACCCAAAAACTGTTTTCTGTTAATGTCCATACTCTAATTATACAAAAAACGCACCTGGTGTATTTCAACCAGGCGCAACCCCTTTGTTGTTCTGAGGGAGGGGAAAATCAGACCTCGTAGTTGTCGTTCAGATTCTTCCCGAACAGCTCGCGCCACTTCTTGTAGTCGGGGTGGCGCATGATTGTCATCACTGCCATCGCAGACTTCACCTTCTCGGTTCCCAGACGCGCACTCGTCATAGCCTGCATCGCAAAGGCGGGGGGAAGTTCAAGGCTGATGCGCAGGAAGCCCTCAACGCGCTTCGTGGTGTCGGCGTTGTCCTTGCCACGCCAGAGGTGGTAAACCATGGCCGAGGTAAGAGCGTACTTGAGGTCGTCGCGGGTGGGGATCTTGACCGGGATCTTGGGGTTGGTCATCATGTCAAGAACGTTGTCCATCTGAGATGCCATCTTGTGGAACTCCATGAACTGCTGGCCGGCAGCGGTTCCAACCAGACCATAGACTGCCTTGCGGAGAAGGGTCTCGTTCTTCAGAATCTTGCACATCTCGGACACACGCTCCCAGGAACGAGGGGTCGGGAAGCCACGCTCAAGGTTCTGGTCATCCACATCCAGGAGCAGCTTCGGCTTGAAGTTGATGAAGCCAATGACAGACGGGTAGATGTCGTGCGAAACGGCCCAAAGCACCCAGTCCTCGGCGTTTGCCTCCACCTCAAGGTGCATCATGCGGTTGGCAAGGGCGCTGGACATGGTGGACGCGACTGCGCGGTCGCATGAACGGTTTCCTGCGGCAACCACAATCCACTTGGAAGGAACCTTGTACACTTCGCCACCACCAAGCTGACGATCAAGGATCAACTCGTAGGCGGCAACCTGCACGTCCTTGGGGGCGGCAGACAGCTCATCGAGGAAGATAATGCCACCCTTCGTGTTGTCCTTGGGGAAGATGCTGGACGGGAACCAGTCAACAGACTTGGTTTCCTTGTTGGGCACCGGGATGCCACGGATGTCGATGCTCTCCATCTGGGCGAGCCGCACATCCACGAATCCAACACCCATTTCCTTGGCAAGGGTCTTCACAATCGTGGACTTGCCAACTCCGGGAGGACCCCAGATCATCGTTGCCGGCAGCTTTTCGCTCAGGGTTTCGTCTGCGAGGACTCCCTCAACAGAGGTCTTGAGAATGTCAATCAACTCGGTCGAGTGAATCACGTTATGCGTATCTATTGCCATACTTTCCTTACTCCTTGTGGGACTCTCATGGGCGTTCCCTTATGCCCTCAGAACACCTACAGTATACCAAATCCCTTTCGGTTTAGCAAGGGGGGTCTCGAAACTTTTTCGTTTTTCTTTATGGAGTAAAATTGGCAATTTGTACGATATTTCCACAATTATGGAAGTTTCTCGTACACGTTGTTAATCTGTTCAAGATCTCTTTCAATTCCAAACACCATCTTGGATATGCGCCATGCGCAGAATTGCTCAGGTTCTGGCAGATTTCCAACTATCTTATACTTGTACCATGCGATAAGGTCAAGACCCGGCTCTTGTTCCTCAAAGTTCAATCCAAGATTTCCGGTAGGAGGATAGGCCGTTGAAGATCCTGCCCTGCAACAATATTCCCATTGGGCTTCTGTTGGAAGGTCAAAATTGATTCCACCCTCCTTTCCAGAACACCACACCTTGGAACGTGCCTTTTTGTCCAAGCCCATTGCTTCGTCTCTTGCGTTCATGAGATACGGCATCAAGGGAGAACCACCATATTCATCGAACTCATTTCCAATCAACTGTTTCAATTGGACTTCTTCCCTCAACTGATCCTTGAAGTATTCCAATAACCCTTCTTCTGGTTCTTGTTCCACCTCGTTTTCTCCATTGCCATATATTCTCCTCTGCGTCAAGACAACAACGTTCCTATTCAGAATGTCCATGAAAGACAATGTTCCCAACGTGTCATTGTTGTTCCTTGAATTCATCTGGAACTCGTCTCCCTTGGAACCATCAATGACGTAGTTCCGTCCATTATCGCCCTGTGCATCCACATACAATTCCGATGTTCCTCTGACATCCTTGTACGTGGCGTAGTAGTATGGGCGGGTGTCTTCAAGTGGATTGTAAACTTTCTCGCTCGTAAGTTTTCCTTGCCACCAATCGTCATCCTTGTCCAACAATCTGTTCTAGGCAGCATTCAATGCTGCCTAATCAAATGCCTATTCTGCCTTTTCATCATACACATCATCTGTCTCTTCTTCGCCCTTTGGATTTGATTGTTTCCATTCTTCGATGAATCCTTCGTTTTCTGTTTTCCAATTGCCAATGAACTCGGCAACCTCGTCGGGGGTTTCGTCCTGACCTATCCAATTTGATATTTCCTTCCTCCAATCATCCTTTTCCCACACAGACAAATACTTCCAATATGACTTCTCCATCTCGGAAAGATGTCCCTCGGAGGAAAGCAACTCCCTTGCATTGTCCTGGTCCGCCCTTGAACCATCTGGATTTGAATTCAACTTCACGTAGCACCACTGCGCGATTGTCAACTCGAATGGATCCATGAAAAGATGCTTGTTCCTGAAGTATTTCTCAACTTCCTTGGTTTCTACCAACTTTCCAGAAGCGTCCCTCTTGTTGACCTTGATTGAGAAGAAATCGTTTTCATGATCTTGCTCATCGTCAACCACAATCTTCTTTTTCTGGAAACTTCCTCCGTTTCCAATTGTGATGTTCGCGGAATCTTGTGGCGATTTTCCAAGCACAGACTCCTGGTCCGAGAACTTCACCTTCGCCTCGTTCGTTATCATATCGTAGTCCGTGTCCTTGCTTCCCATGGTGAACACGTCGGATTTGCCACCAGAGACGCCATCAATCCTTGAAAGCACCATCTTGGATGTCTTGTACTCGTTGTTCTGGACATCCACTGAGGACAAGAACCTCATCGGGAACTTCCCATCTTCCAGACTTTCCCCGTATTCTTCCTTGTCTGGATTCAGGTCAACAACGCAATTGCCCTTGCCAAATTGCCTTCCTCCCTGGAAATTTCCTTCGCCAAACGAACCAACGAACGTATCCTTGATGCTGTTGACATCCATTATTGGAATTGCCTTGAATATGACGGTGTTCTCTTGGTCGTCATAGTCGGTGACCTTTTTCCCATATGCGTTCGTCATCTGATCGAAAATCTGCGTGTTGTACCTGTATCCAAGCAACGAAGGAAGTACCTTTCCAATCTGGGCATAGAAGTCATGGACGAAATTGACTATATCTTCACATGCCCATATTGCGTTTGATACATTTGTGGATGGATATGAATTATCAATCTATGACTGTGCGTATTTCTTCAACTGCACCTTCCAAGGAAGTGGATATTCCGGAGCGAGTGAAATATCGGTTATCGCGGCATAGATGTCGGAATCGTACCCCACAATCTTGTCCATTGACACCACGCAGTCAAACCGCTCCATGCCGTCACCCAAACCGGTAAATCCATACTGCAAGGATATTAGCTTCAATCTTCCAACAACGTCATCTCCATTTTTGTAGTTGATTGTGACGTAATCCAATGGGGGAATCGTCCAGATGTGGTTATCGTCAATGAAAGAACCTTCAAAGTTTTGATATTTGTTGGAGTAATTCCTATTCTATGTTCGCTCAACGATAGAAGTTTTTTCTACTGAAATTATCCTTGGATTCAAGGCTTCCGAGGAACATAGCCTTAATATCGTCATGTCGTAGAACTTGTATATCTCTTCCCCTTCAGGTTTAAGAACCATTGGGAACAACTCTATAGACTCCTCATCCAACGAATACTTGGTCATCTTTCCTTGCTTTGCCCTTTCCATATCGTTCCACATATCGCACGGACACAGATGCTTGTCTATCCATTCAGCAGAATCCTTTGACAAGATGACGTTGAGTTCCTCGTCACCTTCTTCCCCAGGAACAGTTACTTTTATCGAATATCCATCTTCTGTCTCCGTAAGGGAATCACTATGCGCATAGTTGTACACCACCTCCATCCAAGTTGTTGTTCCTTCTGGCAACCAATCGTCCCTTCCCAATTCTGATATTCCACTCTTTATGCAGGAGAACAACTTTTCTCTTTGGTTGGAGGTTGACCATTTGTCTCTCCAAGTATTTTTCTTGGCTGTTCCATTCCAAGTCATGCAAGATGGAAGTCCCAATATCATGTACAAATGTTTGTTGTTGCTGCCACTGGCTTCATTCCAATATGCGTTGAATTGCGTATAGTTTCTCCTTTGGGCATATACTATGGTTGTCTGTTCGTATGGGTTGTTGAATCCTCCAAACAACGAAACTATTCCTTTTCCATCTTCACTCTGGTTTACGGACGATGCTTCTTCAGGTAAGGTCTTGTTGGCATGATACACCAAGTTGGTATTGAACAACATTTCCCACTTGTTCCAATACGCCGGCCTTTGATTTTCCTTGACTAAGGCTGCTATGTAGTTTTGGACAGATTCTGGCAAATATACGCTGTTGAGGTTGCAGCTTCCAACATCCCCTTTTTCGTTCTTGAACAACATTGTATCGTTCGCAAGAAACAGAGAGTCTGAAACGTTGACATCAGCTTCTGAATCGTCTCCATTGTTGATCTTGTACAGAGACCGTGGGGACGATGCGTCTCCAACGAACATGTACACGTTGAATACGTCTTGAATTCCCGAAACCACGTTCCTCAACTGGTAAAACCCTTTTGTTTTCAGAAGATCATATCTTATGGATTTTATTTGCTTGTTTTTTTCGTCAACCTCCATTCCATCGAACTTGCCATACTGTTCCACCTGTCGAATCTGGTTCTCGGTAAGAATCCGTGTGGCTCCTGAATACTTGAACGTTGCTGATTGATACTCGTTCATGGACGTATAATGACTCGTGGATAAGATTCCAGTCTTAAAATATGACAATCCAAGATTGTCGGTGACTGAATTTCCCTATGTCCAAGAGAATTTCTGGGTGGTGAACTTGTTGAACGACATGGGGTCTCCCATTGTGGAAGGGGCGAATCCAAAGAAATCCTTGAAATCTCCAATATTGATAGATTCGTCATCAAGACCAATCTTGTCGAAATACGCATCCATGTAGTCAGCGAAATCGTCGGAAACGAACAATTGGAAGCAGAATGGATCAGGAGGAAATTGCGCCTTGGATTGAATACTTGTTGCCATCATTGTAAGCACACTGTCCGACAAGGTTGGAGCAACAACAATTTCTTGGGCGTACAAGTTGTATCTATGATACCACCCACCCAAATATCTTACCATACCAGTATCCTAGTACCTTATGTGGCTTTCGTTGTCGTACTCGTTTGAAAACACGAACACCAACTTTGGAATTGGCTTCTTTCTGAACAGATACCCCAATCCCCTGTTATAGGGATAATTGTAGAACAGACCATCGTAAAGAAGATATGACAACACTTCACAAACCTGCTCGGAACCTTGTTGCATCGAAGAAAGCGCACCATAGTACACTGGATCGTTGTCATCCCCACTTGTCTCGTACAAGAACGGCCAACTGAACGTGTCAATTCCTTCGTTGGATGGATTGTATGTGAAGAAGTTGAACGTGTCTTTCCACAGTTTTTGCGCCTTTTGAGGGTCGTCCTTGAAGTATCTTCCCCAGTCA